TGAACATAGCATCTCTAGCCGTATCTGATAGTTGTCCTGTAGGAGCCTTAGAACTTGTAATACCAGCAGCTTGACGCATAAGACGTATCTCTAATGCAGAACGTATAGCTTCTTCTTCAGCTAATACAGAAAGCTCTTGGGCTTGTTGCCTAGACCTGTCAAACAGACCACCAAAGAAACTAGAGAACAAACCTTCATCGTCTTGCTCTTGATTGTCAGGCTTAGTACCGATACCTGAACTCTTTTCCGCTTCCTCTTTAGGTTTCAGCAACTCCTGCAAAGCATAATAATCTCTGTCTTGTCTGTCCTGCTTAAATACTGCCATCTTGTTTTACCTTATAAAAACTTATCTAGTAGGAATTTTGTACCTATCTCTAATAACTTACCCGTACCTTCACCCTTTGCTGTATCTACTGCAGCTTGGCCTTGCATCTCAGCAATAGCGTAAGAGTTTTCACGAGTTAAAGCATTATCTGCTGTACGCCAAGCATAATCTAAAGCATCACGCTCTTGTTGTAGCATGTTGTTATACGTAGTCTCAGTGAGATTGTTTGCTTGCTGTGCGGCATCACGGTTAGCTTGGTTCTGTGCAGCGTTATCCATAGTGGTGATAGCTTGCTCCCACTGTGTATTCGCTTGTGCAACTACTAAAGCATTGTTAGCGTTGAACTGATCACGAGCATTCTGTTGTGCACTGTTAAACTGTGAGATAGCATTAGCTTCACCAGCGTTAAACCGTTCCATAGCATTGCGTTGATCTACATTAGATTGCTGAATCTGTGTCTGCAAGTTAGAGAAGAACATATCTACTTGGTTAGAGCTAGAAGCATTGAACTGTAGTGCAGCATTCTCTGCAGCAGTATCAGACATAAACACACTAGCTAAGCTTTGTGCTTTAAACATAGCGACTTGCTGTTGGTTATTCATGCTAGACATATCAAAGTTTAAAAATGCCTTAGCACGATCTACGTTAGCTTGTTGTCTGTTACTCAGATTAGTCAGATCAAGCTGTGTCATAGCTGCAGCATCCGCTAGTACCTTAGCATTCTTAGCATCTAGGTTAGAGATGTCTACAGTCTGAGCCATACGTGCATTCTCTAGTGCAACCTGTTGCTCAGCAGTAAAGTTAATCTGTGCTACATCAGCGATACGTGCAGCATTCTGTACACGTGATTGAAACTCTTGGTCAAACTCCATGCCAAGGAACTTAGAGCGTTGCTCTGCAGCGAACATAGCCGCTTGCTGTCTGTTAGACAAGTTCTGTGCTTCAAAGCTAGCACGTGTCTGTGCATCCATCTGTGCAATAGGTAGTGCAGACTCCATAGCAGCTTGTACAATAGCTTGTCCTGCCATGCTTGATGCACCTAGCCCACGTGCAGCTAACGTAGCTGTAGCAGTACGCATAGCTCCTGCAGCCCATGCTGGTGTCTCCCCACCCTCAAACTGCTCTAGTAGCCCTGTAAGTTGTCCTTGTACGGTAGCCTCAGTAGATGGTACACCTGTAGCTGCAGTAAAGTTAGTCTCTGCTCTAGCACGTTCAAAGTCTACAGCACTATCGACACGCATCTCTGGTGTTACTTCTAGTGGTGCTACTTTCTCTACACGCTGTGCACGTTCAATCTGCTCTACTGTAAGACCTAGCTGTGCTAGTTGTGAAGGGTCCATAGTAGCCGCTTCAGCTAAAGCTTCTGCGCTGGGCTTACCCGTCACAGCAGTTAGCTTAGACATTACATTAGATACTTCTGCTGCAGCCTCTTTAGCTGTAAAACCAGCAGCATCAAACTCTTCAGCTAGAGGTACATCAGCAGCAATAGCGGCTTCTGTTTGTGTAGCAGTATCAGCTACTGCAGCAGCTTGACCTGTACCTTCAACTATCTTACCTGCTTCACGTTGTGCGTCACTTACAGTAACTACATCAGCTTTAGTAACCATAGACATAGGGTCATCTAAGATGTCTGCCCTCATCTCTGTAGTGCTAGGCATACCTACACGTTCTAGGTTAGTCTGTGCTTGTGATAGATTAGCTTTAGCGTTAGTTACTTTAACTTGCTGTTCATCAATCAAGCCTTGAATAGTAGCACGTTGAGGGTCATCTGCAGCCATATTAGAAAGCTGTGTAGTATAGCTCTGTAATAGGTTCTGCTCTTTAGATAGACCACTCTGTGCAGTATCTAGGTTAGCACGTGTTTGTTCTGGTGTTACTGTAGCTTGCTGACCGTAATAGCTTTTATATTGATCTAGCTGTTTGTTATACGTGTCTTGTGCTGCTTTATTAGGTTCAACAACTTCTTTGTTATATGCACCAGCAGCATTAACTACTTGAGTAGCTTCTTGTTCATTGTTAGTAGTAATGGTTTTACCGTCAGCAAAGGTTACAATATTACCTTCTGCAGTAGCACCACTCAAGTTAGAGCCTTCGTTTACTAAGTTAGCTAGTTTTGTTTCGTTATAGTTAGGTAAGTAATACCCTCCACCTGTATTCTCCTTAAAGAAATCTAAAGCGTTTACTTCTATTAGCTCTGCTGCAGTAGGTAGACCCTGTGATGGATCATAGGGTGAAGGTAAGATTGGATCAATAGGTTGTGGCTTCTTCATAGGATCATCTATAATAGGGCCAGGAAAGTCACCAGGCCATATGCCATACCCTGGCTGTTTTGCAGAAGGGCCAGCACCCATGTCAAACCCACCTGAAGTGTTAGGCATGTTATCTGCAGTACCTGTATTTAGACCTGCATNTGGTTGTACTGTTGCTCCTGTAGTAGGGTTAGTTGTCTGGCCTTTGTTAGCGTAGTACGCATCTAATGCTGTGCTATAAGGCTGTGAATAACCACCTTGAGCATCTTTAATGAAGTACTGACCACCTTTACGGACAACAGTACCCCCTTCTTGCATAGCCATCTGTGGACCACCCTGTACACGAGCCTTAGCCATCTCAGCATACTGGCCCATCATAGATGCAGCTTTAGGGCTAGACATCATGAACTTATTAATGTCATCCTGTTGCGCTGGGCCTGTGTAGCCCACCTTAGATAACAGTGTTTGTTGTTGCTGTGGTGTAAAGCCACCAAACTTCTTAGCCATAATGTTTTACCTTGTTATTTATTTATTGTCATCCATACTGCGCCAGCGATAAACGTTAGTAGGGCAACAGTGGCTAGTCTTGTTACAGTAGACCAGATAGACTTACGAGTATCTCTCCACGCTTCTATTAAGCTACGCATTTCTGTGATATCTTTGTGTGCATCATCATCAAGTAGACCAATAGAACGCAGGGCTTCTTTAGCCCCACGCCTAGCTGCACGGTCTAGCATATCTTCTAGCTCTTCAGGAGATAGTTTTACTTCACTCATAGTTTAACTCATAATTGTTTAAAAGTCAAGTTATATTATGGTTTAACAGGCCAGTCTGCGTCTTCTAAGTTAGGCCAATTAGAGTGAGAAGTAATGTCACGTAGAGCCTGACGATATGCTGTCATAGCATCTGTCATTGTAACATCTGATAAAGCATAGAAGTCTGTCTCAGCTAGTTTCTCATCACGTGTCTTACGGTTAGTCTCAGCAACTGCAGCATCTAGTGTAGCCTGATACGCAGCTTCGTGTTCAGCTTTAGTTGTTGTGACTTCGTTGCCATCATCATCTGTCTCAGTAGTGTCAGCAAACATGTCTACCGCTGTGTAGTTAATCATCCAGTAGTTAGCAATGATGTCTTCACCTACCATCTCAGGCATAGGGGCAGTCTCTTCTGTGTACTGACCAGTGACAGGACGTGTAGGTAAAGCATTACGCTGTACTGTCTGGTAAGCTGTAGTGCTAGGCTGTGGCCCTTCCAGTACGCCTACCATGTTATACTTCTGCATGATACCTGCTGTGATGTTCTTAGGGAACGACACGTTAGGGTTATCCTTGCGTAAGTCTCCGAATGTGTATGGGAACTTTACTACTGTTCCACCGTTAATTTTAGCATACATGTTGTGTTCTCCTTGTTATGCTTTGTGTTACGCTATTGCGTAGAAGATGTAATTACCAAAGTCAAAGTTGCTAGTAATCGTAAAACCTGACGAAAGCGGGTTGATGTAATCCTGAACTGCTACTTGCGCCGCAGTTGAGTTTAGCAGTAAATATGGGTCATTGCCTGACACAATGCCACGCTCACTATCCCAAACATACCAATCGCCAGATGCGTCAGTGCGCTTCAGAAGCACAAATCTAGCGCCTGACGTAAAGCCACAGTCTACATTTGTTGTTCCAGAATGGGTTACTGAACCAACCTTACTTATGCCAGCTAGGGTTGCAAATAGATAGGCTATGTAGTTTGTGCCTGATTGATTGCTATAAGCTGAAGTTGTACCAGAATATCCTGTAGTGAAGTCTGTATCACTAGATGCAGAAATAAAGTAAAGGTTGCTTTGTTCCGCAAAGTTAAGGTTCAGATAAAAAACATTACTAAACCCAACGTCTTTATGATGCACTACCCACTCATACGTTTGGTTTCTTGCCTTCACCCAAATCATCTCAGGTGCAACACCAAGGTTATGACTTACGGTACGCCCTGCTGTTGAGTTCCCCGTGTATGCAACGACATCCATGTAGTTAGGCGCACGTTTCCAAGCCCAAGCAACTTGATCACCAGAGGTTGAAGAGTTAAGATATTCCCTACTCCTATCAAATTCATGTACCCCTGCGTTTCCAGCAGACTCTGCATCAGTATTGCTTGTTTCTAAACTTCTACCATCTCCACGTAGACGGTCTATCACCCCTGCATTCCTAGCCCATCCATCCTGTGAACCAGTTATAGCTAGGTCAACGTCAAAGCCTGTAGTATGAACAAAGTTAGCTGATGTTGAAGTCTGGACATCAAACACCTCAGCCGCACTCTCAGGCACAGCAGTACCACGGCGTATGGCTATGTAGATGTAGGTTTGTACGGCATTAAAGATATTTATATCCCCCATAACGCCGACTCTAAATCCATTTGAAGTTGGAACAATACCACCCGCCGTTCCATCTGCACTTTCACTGTCAGATGTATTCCATTGTAGATAAGGATTGTTGGATGAGCCAACTGCCATACCACGCATACTATCTTGAACATGCCAGTTACCAGTTGTGCTGACTGCTTTAGCCATAACAAACTGAGGTTCAAACCCTAAATCAACAGATATTTCACTACCATTACCATCTGATTGATAACTCCCACACTTGATAATATCAGCATCACCATCAGGGCCGAAGTCACCGTCATTATTATTGTGGGCGAATAGGTAGGCAACGTATGTTTTACCAGTGCCATTAACTAAACCGTGAGAGCCAAGAGTAAACTCTGTTAAAGTTGGTGCTGTGTCATTCCATGCAATACTGCTATCGTTAACAGCATTTGTCATATTTAACATCAAATATTTATCTTCTGGGGCTGTTGCGTCTGCGCCACGATGGTAAACCATCCAGTTTGTTGTGTTATTTGTACATTTAAGAATAATCATACCCGGTACACTACCAAGGTTATGGCTCACAGTACGACCAGCAACGCCATCCCCAGTATAAGTCACCACATCAAAGAACTTAGGGGCTTTGCGGAATGTCCAAGAGGCGAAGTCTCCATAAGAAGTACCATTTACATCTGCATAAGTTCCCAGAGAAAAACCGTTACTGTTAAAAGATGTTAGCCCTCCAGAAGTGTTTTGCTCTGCTCCCGTAGAGTTTGTTTTTAGTAGTTTTTCTACACCTCTTTCAGTGTCATAAAGGGAATGCTCTCTTGTAGAACTTCTACTTTTAATCCACGTCAGCCCACCTTCGCCAGCAAGGTCAATGCCGTTGGTGATGCTTCTAGCTGTTGAATTCCCAGTATACAAATAAGTGCTGAACACATCCTCTACTTCCAACGGCTTACTCAGAGTATTAGCTGCCTGTCCTGCTACCTTTGCTACATTGCTCATGCTATGTTACTCCCTGCTAGTTTGCCGTAGTACGTTGTACCGCCATCTGTTGTGACAAACGTGTATAACTCTTTTGATGCTGTTGCTGTTGGTGCTGTACCTAAGTGCCACTTGATACTGCTAGGCCATGTTAGAGCATAGCCACCTGTGTTGANTACNTCTANTGNAAANCCTNNNGCTGTACCTGATGCAGGTGGATTAGTGAGGGATACTGTAGTAGCGCCACTAGAAGTGAAGCTGAATGTGCCACCTGTGGATAGGTCTAGGGTTTGGGTGTTTAGGACTGTGGAGTATTGGTAGATGGAGTCGTCACCATGTGAGGGTACGTAAAGCTTATCTCCCGTAGCTGTAAAGCACAGACCAAAGTGATACTGACCATTACTAGATACATCAAGTGAGGCATTAGAGTAGGTTGCGGTGGAGACATCCCAAGCAGTGCTTAAAGTGTACATATAAATAGATGTGTTACTGTATCCCATATAGAAGAGATACAGACCACTCTCACTAAACCATATGTCTTGCGCACTGCCGCTTTGAGCGATAACACTCAGGCTTTTACTTGCGTAAGTAGCTGTTGTAATATCATAAGCTGTGGACAGAGCGTATTGATAAACAGTCGTGTTTGTTGCTCCCATTATGTAGAGCTTAGTACCACTATCACCTAAATACAGACCTTGGGTAGATGTATCTTGAGAGCTTAAAGTTATAGTTTTACTGTCGTATGATGCAGTAGATAAATCCCAAGCGGTACTCATTGAATACTGATAGATAACCCCTGAACTTGAGATGTGATAAACGTAAGTACCTGTGGAATCTATATAACTGCCATATGATTGAGCGGATTTATCTAATGTAAGTAAAACGGAATCATAAGACGCTGTGGATACATCAAAGGCTGTGGACAAAGAGTATTGATAGATTGCAGAACTCACCCCATTCCTGTTAAACACGTATAGCTTAGTTCCGTCTGTTTTAATCTGCAAAGCAGCAGGTAAAGATGCCTGACTAGCTACACTAAAGCTCTTGCTATCATAACTAGCACCAGCAAGGTCATACCCTACACTCCCAGCAGTCTCAGTACCATTACTACCCAAGTACCTGCCAGCCTGTAAGCCATTCTTTATTTTAAATGTTTTATTATTAGCCATCTATTTCACATCTCCATAGTTAGCTTAGATTGTCGGCTGTCTTAGTGCCGATATAAGAAGTACCACCATCGTCAGTACTGAATGTAAACACATCTGTCTCACCTGTAGCAGGAGCAGCAGGAGCTACACCACCAGCAAACTCTATTGAGGTAGGCCATGTTAGGTCTAAGTCTGAGGCTGCACGAATGGCTATGTATATGTAGCCGTGACCGCTACTATTTAAATTAGCTCCAAGGCTACCTTTTATAGTCATTCCTGTGCTAGTAAAGTCTAACCAATCAGCATCGGTAGATTCTGAATTTGACAAGTTTGGATGCAGTCTAGCATCGTTACCATCTGTAGTTACGCCCCTTTGGGAGTCGTGCATTTGCCAGTTGTAAGCATTCGTATAGTTTTTAATAATAACAAACTGCGGTTGCCAACCTAGGTTTATATTTAAGTCACTACCCGTGCCAGTATAGCTACCACACTTAATCTGACTATCAGAAGCAGTGTCATGTGCGAATAGGTAGGCAACGTAGGATGCGCCAGAGGCGTTTACTGAGTTGTCTTGCTCTACAGTAAAGGTAGTAGAGGTAGGCAAGTTAGTGTCATCAAACTTACCGTTCATGCTGCTCTGACTATCTGTAGCATTTAAGTAGAGAATCTCACCGCCTACTTCGTTGCTTATACTTCTATGCCAAACAATCCAGTTTTCACCATCGCCACTAGTTTGCTTAATAAAGATAGAACCTGGAGCAGAACCTAAGTTATGGCTAATAGAACGAGAAGTAGTACCATCCCCCGTCCAAGTCACAACATCAAAGAACGAGGGTTCCTTCTTAAATGTCCAAGAGACGTAGTTGTAAATGCTATCATTAAGGTCATTACTAGCATCGTTGTTAAGAGCAAACCCTGTTGAGCTAGTAGTAAAAACAGCACTGCCATTAAAGGTCTGTAGGCCATTACTAAGATTAGTGCGTAGCCTTGTACCCCCTGTAGCCCCACTCTCAGTGTCAAATATAGAGTGGTTAGTGCTTCCTACTGACCTATTCTTAATCCAAACCAAACCACCATCACCAGCAAGGTCAATACCGTTAGTAATAGTCTGTGTGGAACTATTACCAGTATACAAAGTAGTACTAAAGTTCTGTGCTACGGCTTCTGTACCACCAGTCAACTCTAGCTGAAACGACTGTACGTCACCAGCATTACTAATGCTATACGTGCTAGTGCCGCTAGGTGTATCCTTGAAGTAGTTGCCTGTAGCTAAGTCAATGTTGTTACTCGTTACTGTACCTAGTGTTACATTAGTAGGCCCGCCTACTTCTACAGCATTCTTTACAATGAAGTCTTTATCGTTAGCCATTACTTAGCTCCATCTATTGCTTGTACTGCTTGGTAGGATGTGCCACCGTCTGTAGTGCTGAATGTTAGTACATCTGTTTCACCTATAGCGGGTGACGTAGGTGCTGTTCCAGAGGGCCACTCTAGGGTGCTAGGGTAGGTGATGGTGGCTGGTGTGGCTGTGGAGTATTGGTAGATGGTGTCATTAGTTGGCCCTGAGATGTACAATTTTGACCCGTCATCTTTAAATGATATACTGTTTGGCGCACCTTCCTGAGCGTTAACAAGATATGATGATCCATCATAAGAAGCTGTGCCTATATTAAAAGCCGTACTTAATGTGTATGGATATATGCTATCAGTAGATATGTCCATTAAGAACATCTTAGTGCCGTTAGAATTAAATATAACATCGTAAGGGTTATTTGCACCTGTCTCTGTCTGGACAAATATACTATCATAAGACGCAGTAGAAATATCCCACGCAGTACTTAATGAATACTGATAAATCCTGTAGTTACTTAATCCTGTAGTGTAAAATTTTGTACCGTCAGAGTTAAATGTGCAACCTACTGGGATTGAATCCTGAGAAGATAAAAGAAAACTTTTACTGTCATACGAGGCAGTGCTAATATCCCATGCGGTACTAAGGGAGTATTGATACACTGTATCATTAGAAACACTTGTGTAGTATAGCTTAGTACCATCAGGTTTAATGTAAAATATGTACAAACCCCCGCCCTGAGTGACGTTATAACTTTTACTGTCATAACTTGCAGTAGATACATCCCAAGCTGTGCTTAATGTGTATTGATAAATAGTATCACTGGTATCTCCAGCAAGATACATCTTAGTCCCATCAGGCTTAAAGAAGTTACCTCTTATAGTAGTGTCCTGAGATTGACCAGAAAAAGACTTGCTATCGTAAGACAATGACGGTAAGGAGTAACTTTCCCCTATACCACCATCCAACAACAACGTAGCCTGACTAACAGTACCACTAGCAGCAGGGTTGCTTAGGTTAACCTGAATGTCAGACGTTGGTGTTAGCTCAAAGACTGAACCTGTGGATAGGTCTAGGGTGTTGGTGTTGAGGACTGTGGAGTATTGGAATACACCATCAGTAGTGGGACTAACAACAAACATCTTAGTGCCGTCTGGCTTGAATGCTATCTGATAAGGGTTTGTAGCCACACCTGTAACATCAAGCGACACGTTTGTATAGGAAGCTGAGGATATGTCCCAAGCTGTACTAAGGGTGTACTTGCAGATAAGATGATTTGTCAGGATATTAACGATCATGCTAAGTCCATCAGATGTAAAGAATACTCCCGTAGGATTAGAGTTTGTTATGTCAGACCTAATAGCTAGGTCTTGAACGTAAGATGCAGAACTAATATCCCAAGCAGTGCTAAGATTATATTCATACACTTTATCATTAGTCCAGCCAGCTATGTACATCTTAGTGCCATCAGGCTTAAAGAAGATGCCTTTAGCGTTGTCATCCTGTGAAGAATAACTAAAAGATTGAGAGTAGCTTGAACTTGTGATGTCCCAAGCTGTACTCAAGTTATACTGATCTAAGGTGTCATCTGTACTATTCATAACGTACATACTCGTGCCATCAGGCTTAAAGAAGACGTTACCTGCATTATCTGTGAGTGTGAATGAAACGCTGTCGTATGAACCTGTAGAGGCATCCCAAGCTGTACTAAGGCCATACTGGTAGAGTACAGCATTTGTAGCAGGCCCGACTACATAAGCCTTAGTACCGTCAGGCTTAAAGAACACGCCAGAAGCGTTTCCGTTTTGTGTTACTGTACTAAAACTCTTACTATCATAACTAGCAGAGCCAAGACTATACCCCGCACTACCAGACACAACAGTACCCACGCCCTCATGGTAGACCGTGGGTTGAATGCCGTTCTTTACTTTGAAGTCTTTATTGTTTGCCATGCTTCACCTTCCACTTGGCTGAATGTATTACAGTGTGATTGCTTTAACTGTAAACGCTGTGCTTGTTGCTGCAGCAGGAGTAGCTAGAATACGAATGTCTGAACCTGAAATGTCTACATCAAATGTAGCTAGTGCAGTTGCAGTATTAAGTTGCGCATACTCTGTAGCAATAGCAGTTGTACCGTTATGTGTAATCAATATCTCAGCAATGCTACGGTTAGTTCCATCATCTGCAGTGATAACAGCTTTAACACCATCATACGTTGCATGAGCATATTCTGCAATAGACACTTGAGTAGTTGCAGTAGTTGTGTGTGTCTGTGTGTCAAACGCTTCTACTGTAGCATTTACCCAAGCTGAACCACTCCACTTTAGAAACTGACCAGCAGCAGCACTAGTAATAGTTACGTTACCAATGTCATTCAGTGTGTTGATAGTAGGGATAGATGCAAAGCTTACTGTACCTGCACCATCTGTCTTGAGGAACTGCCCTGCTGTACCATCTGATGTAGGAAGATTAACTGCAGTAACAAAGCTAGTGAGGTTAGCATCGTAAGCCTGTACAGTAACACCAATGTTAGATGAGGTAAGCGCATTAGCTTCCTTAGCTAGAGGAAAGCCACCAGCAGTAGTACCATCATGTACCACCACTGTGTTCTTTGTTGAGTCGATAGTAATCTCGCCTGCAGCACCCGTGAACGTAGAATGCTCCCCGGTAGTACCACGGCGGCGTTGAATTTGAGTAGACATTTATAATGCTCCGTAATCTGCCGTTGAAGTAGGTGAATTGTTAATGAAACCATAGTCAGCCACAGTCGCAGCTACAACAGCAGCTAGGGTAACTAAGTTCTGATAAGTGTCTTCTGATTTAGCTGCATAGTGTAGTGCTGAGTAGCCAGAAGTTACACTGTCTGACAAAGTATATAGTGAGTCTTCTGGGTTAATAGCAAGCTTCTGTGCGTCAGCTGCACTGTCTGCTGCTGCTGTAGCTGAACCTAGAATGCTATCTACATAGGTTTTGTTAGTCAGGTCAGAACCTGTAGTCGGTGCAGCAGCACCTGTGATCTTATTGCCACCCATAGCAATCTGACCAGTCATAGAGCCACCTGATAGAGATAGCTTAGTTGCGATACTATTTGTTAAGGTAGTGTAGACATTATCATCATCATTGATAGCTGCAGCAATCTCATCCAAGGTATCGAGTGTAGCTGGTGCGCCACCGATAAGGTTGTTGATAGCTGTGTCAACGTAGTTTTTCGTTGCAGCCTGTTGTGCAGTAGTCGGATCGTTAACGTTATTCAGAGTAGTGTTAGTAAAGTCAGCAGTACCGTTGACTGTGATGTTACCGCCAATGTCTACGTTACCTGTAGTAGTTACACTCTTTAGGAACGCATCTCCCCAGTAAGCAGAGCCTGTACCTAGTGTGTTAACACCATTAGTTGTAGGTACAAGAGCAGTAGTGATCTTAGCGTTAACAGCTACCGTGTTAGTATTAGAAGCACCAACTACAGTGTTACCATCAATAGTAGCGTTGTTATCAAACTTAGCAGCACCAGTTACGTCAAGTGTACCAGCAAAGTCAGCGTTAGCGCCAGTGAATGTTACAGCTGTGGTTGTACCACTCTTAAGTGTAAGGTTCCCTGAGTTGCTTGTAAAGGTAGCATATGTAAGCCCAGCATCTTTAAGTGCTACATTGCCACCATCAGCATCTAGGTTGATATTACCTGCTACATCAAAGTTAAGATTACCAGAAGCTACAACATAGTCATTGTTTGTGATGGTAGTGTAGTCATTGTCACCAATGCTTACTGTGTCAATGTAAGCTGTGCCATCTACGTATACGTTCTTAAACTCTAGGCTAGATGTACCCAAGTCAATATCGTTATCCAGTACAGGTACAATAACACCGTCTTGAAAGCGTAGCTGCTCAGTAGAAACATTAGATACTTCTACAAATACACCAAAGCGATTGTCTACTTGGCTTACTATAATCTTATTCTTAGCGTCTAGGTCAGCAATCAGAGGTACGTAGGAACCCTCATCTGATGTACCATCATGTTTGTGTCCTGTTGTCCCTGTATCACTTTGTGCAAAGGCATCACGAAGTTTGTTGTACTCTGCATTGATAGGGGCAGCACGTACTACCGCTGTAGGTACAATGTCTGCAACAGATTGGCGTGTATAGCCTGACATGTTTTATTCCTCTCTTAGCGCCTGTCACCAAGGCCGTATGTTAGTGTAATAGCTTGAATAGAATGGCTAGGATTTGTGTCGTTTGTAACGTAACGGATTGAGACAGACTTAGCTGAACCAGCAATAGTAGTTCTCTCTACAGGGGAAGGATTACCATCGTATATGTCTGTAGAGTCAAACGTAGCCTTGTCATAATACGAAGCAGCACCTGCAGTAGACAAAAAATAGTCTGAGCTTATTGTTATAGTAGGGTCACTGTAGTCATAGTCTACCGCCATAGTGACAGTAACTTCACCTTCAGAACGCATGTACGTATCCACATCATAGAAAGACTTACGAACAGCAGGGTCATCCATGTAGTAGAAGGGTGTCTGAAATAAACTAAAGATGTCTCTACCATCAAAGTCATTACCTACCTCTTGACGGTAAACAAACCCGTTAGAATCTCCATGAATTACAAACTCTTCATCACCAATGTAGCTACTGTGTGCACAATTAACTTCTACCCCTACAAGTTGGCTAAACTCAAAACCCACACCACCCTGACCACTACGACGAATAGCGCCGATAATACCAAGGGAGTCTTGGTTAGCAAAGAACAAACGAAACTGAGACTTCTTTTTTAGTACTACAGTAGTCATTGTAGCAAGGTCTTCGTTAGCTGTGAAGTCCTCAAAGATAGACTGAATAGGCTTAGACAGTGTAGCTAATTCAATATCACCAATGCGGTCTGTACCAGTAACAGGTCTAATACCATCAGGTGCTAGGAAAAGTATCTCACCATTAAACTCTGCTACACTATCAGGGGCAACACAACCAAGGTTAGCAGTAACTGTTTGTAGTACAAAGTTAGCAATGTTGTTACCGACTAAGCGCTTAATGTTATTACGCCCAAAGATATACATCTCATTACGGAATGTTTTAAGCTGGGTAATCTCAAAGCCTACATTGATAACCCCAGCACCAGATGCAGGTGTCCAATCCGTTTCATTTATTGGCGCACTAAAGTATAAGTTGTAAGGCTCAGAAGAATCACCAGCTAGAAACAAATGGTTGTTAAACGCTGCAACTAAACTAGGTGCGCTGGGCGCTTCTCCACCGCTAAGCTGAACATACGTTGTACCATCCCAAGTAGAGGCAGGGTTAACGCCATCAGCCATAGCAAACTTAGCTGCACCCCAGTTAAAACTTTCAAAGCGTACCTTAGATACACCAGTCATA